GTTCGTTGATTGCTGGTGCTGGTCTGACGTTATCTGGTAACACTATTGACATCAATTCAGCTAATCCTGCTCGTATTGTTGTTAATGCTGATAGCATCGATCTGGCTACTACAGGTGTTGGTCCTGGTTCTTACACCAAGGTCACTACTGATGGTTATGGTCGCATCACTGCTGGTTCGAATCCGAACACAATCGCTGGTTACGGTATCACCGATGCTCAACCGCTTAACGCTAACCTGACTTCGTTGTCTGGTGTTTCTACGGCTGGTATCATCATTCGTGATTCCGGTAATAATCTCGTTACTAAGAGTGTTATCACTTCTGGTATCGGTCTGACCGTGACAAACGGTGATGGTGCTACCACTGGTAACATCGTTATTGTTTCCAACGCAACGAGCGATGCTAATGCTAGTACCTTGGTTAGTCGTGATTCTAGCGGTAACTTCTCTGCTAACATCATCACGTCTGCTCTTAGTGGCAATGCTACTACAGCAACTGCTCTTCAGACTTCACGTCAGTTCTCGGTAACAGGTGACACTACTGCTCCTGCTGTTGGTTTTGACGGCACAGGTAATGTTGTTCTGAATACTACACTGGCTGATTCTGGTGTCACTGCTGGTACCTATACAAAGACAACCTTTGATGCTAAGGGTCGTGCTACTGCTGGTCAGAATCCGACAACTTTAGCGGAATATAATCTTTCAAATGATGCTTACACTAAGACTGAAACAGATGCCTTGATCGCAGATCTTCAGGCACAAATTCGTGATCTTCATCTTTACATTATGTCTAGAGTTTAATTAAAAAATAAGACTACCTTGGGTAACACCAAGGTAGTCTTTTATTTTGAACTTTATTTAATGACATATATAATAGATGTGAATAATTTTATACAGGTGACTTATGGGTATAATGGTAAAAAAAGCAACACTGGAAGAATTCATACAAAAAGCATATAAAATACATGGTAATAAATATGATTACTCTAAAGTAGTTTATATAAATAGTTGGACAAAGATAACTATTATATGTCCTATTCATGGTGAATTTGAGCAGACACCGTCTTCACATATACAGGGAACTGGTTGCCCTAGTTGTGGTCTAATAAAAACATTAAAAATTACTAGACACACATTAGAAGAATTCATACAAAAAGCAATTCAAATACATGGTATTTTTTATGACTACTCTAATTTCATATATTTCAACAATTGGACTAGAGGTATAATTATATGTCCTATTCATGGTGAATTTGAGCAGACACCGTCTAACCATTTAAATAGTAAAGGTTGTCCTAAATGTGGTTATGATCGAGTTTCAGAATTTAGAAAAATAACACAAGAGGAAGTTATAAATAGATTTAAAGAAATACATGGTGAAAGATATGGATATAATAATTTTATTTATAAAGGATCTCACAATAAATCAGTTATAAACTGTTCTGATCATGGAGATTTTTTACAATCTTATTCTAATCATGTTAAAGGCCACGGTTGTCCTGACTGTGGATTAATAAAAACACTAGAAACTACTAGATTAACTTTAGAAGATTTTATAATTAAAGCTATAGAGATACATGGTAGTAAATATAACTATCAGGATTTTATATATTCATCTACACATAACAAAGGTAACATAAAATGCAACATATGTGGATATATTTTTGAACAAACTCCGTCAGCACATATACATCAAAAACAAGGTTGTCCAAGATGTAAGAAGTCTAAAGGTGAGTTAAGATTAATTGAGATATTAGATAAACACAATATAGATTTTAAAGATGAATATAAATTACCAGAAGTAGCTGATAACTATCGATATGATTTTTATTTACCAGACTATCAAATACTGATAGAGTTTCATGGTAAACAACATTATAAACATATACCATTTTTTCATAAAACTGAAGATGAATTCATAGCTCGTAAAAATACAGATGATGTTAAAAAGTATAGCGCTAGAATGTTCAAATATAAATTACTAGAATTCAACTATAAACAATTAAAACATATGTCAAAGAAACAGTTTGAAGAATTAGTTTTAACAACCATTAATTCATTAATTTAATAAAGGAATAATCGTGAGTAATCGTCTTGAAGAAGTTAAAAAAGAAATAAAAGAAACCGGTATAAGTGTTATAGCTATATCAAAGACATGTGACTGTGAAGAATGTAAAAAAGAAGGTGTTAATCACGATAACGATCTTAATGATATTTTTGATGGTTACGTTTACAGCATAGGGTTTCATGAAAAAGGTTTACCTGAAATTCTTATATTAGCGGGCTCTAATGGTGTAGAAGAAGACACTATTACAAAAGAACAATTAACAGATAGAATACATGACGCCGCAAGTTTTATAAATACAATATTTCAAACAAGAGATGTGTTTAAATATGATCCTAAAAAGGCATATGGTAGTCCAAATATAGATGGATTATATTGGGTTATTGCTGATGACAGTATGCAACAATCTGAAGAATTTATTAAACATGAATTAATGGATGGAGCTACTAGTTATTATAAAGATTGCCAATATAAAGTAGTTATACTTAAACCACATATTCACCATGGTTGAAATAAGGTAGAACCTAGATTATCTAGGTTCTATTTTTTTTTTTGTTATATTTTATACTGAAGTAAAGATTAAATGACCTCCAAAGGCCTGTAGAAGGCCTCTGGAGAGTCTTTACACTTAGTTTGATTCAACGGTATCAACAGCTTTATTTAAATCGCTGGTGAGGTTCTGGAAGCAGCCGTAGAAAATTACAGCATTTGCATACAAGTAATTAAGGAACTCGACTTCACGTGCTGACACATGGATAGCAGAAACAAGTTCTTTCTTAATAGTATCATTCTTAGACAACATATCTGACTTGGTGTTTTGATCAATCAGAGTATCAATTAGATCAACACACTCATTTGTCAGCTTAGCAATATAATCAATCTTTGAAAGATTGAGAATAGAGTCAAGCATTTCGATATTTTTATAAAGAGACTCGACATCATTGCTAGTTTTTAAAACATCACGAATATAAGCTTTTGTGGAAGAATTACTTTCCGGAAAATATTTAGCAATATCTTTCTTATTTTCATCAACTAGCTTTTCAGCTTCTTTGAAATAAACAGCACCGTATAACGTAGAAACTTTGTTCTCTGAGTATTCATTGACAAAAGAACTAATAGCCAGTTTTAAATTGTTCAGTGTTGATTCGGTATTTTCCATAATGATCTTAGAGGAATTAATAAGATCAAGAGTATAGTCAGCATACTTACCACGGAAGTTTTCAGGTTTCGAGGTGATGTAGTCTTTGATATCGATGAATTTAACACGTTTAACACGATGCATCGTTTCGAATTTAGATGAAGTCGTATCAATAACAACCTTATCATTCGTAGCGGTACTCAGACTGTTATAAACAGTTGAGAAAACATCTTTAACTTTATAGAAATAATCAGATAAAGCTTCTGTGGAAATAACCTTAGCTGACAGGTAATGACCTCTGAATTCTTCCATAGAGAAATTAGGTACAAAGTTTTCTTGATCAGAAAATAATTTCATGGTGAAATGTCCTTAATTGGTAGTATGTCACACTATTTTTAAAGGGTAATAAATCTCTCTCGGAATGAACCGAGAGAGATCTACTATTAGTAGTTTGCCAACATGTAATACAAACGACGTTCGTCGTCTTGAGCAAGCTCAGCAATATACATTGTGGTATCCATATTTTCAAGATTATTACTAACCATATACGGGAAGATATAATCTGTACTTGTATGCTCTCTGATATCAATCAGATACGTAACCGCTTTATAATCTACATCTGTTAGGTTTTCTTTAACACCAAGATAGAGCGGATATTCAACTGTTCCATCATCAGAAGGAACATAAATCTGAATTTCCTTAATACCACCATTGGTTTTAAATGCACCATTCTTAGCACCAAAGGTACCAATATTCATTTCAGGTTTATACAGTTCCCAGTACAAAGTAGTTCCGACAGGATAACCCGACGTATCAACTTGAATGATAGAACTATTACCCTTATACCAAACACATTCTTTCTTATCAACCCAGATATTATTCAGGATCTTTCTTCTACTTAGGAAATAGAGAAGAGCATCATACTGAATCAGTTTATTACTAGGTAAACATTTCGGAAGTTCACCACACTGAAACTTAGATAACAAAGAGTTAACAATTTCAAGAACAACGCTTGTCTGACCAAGTGTGATTGCTCTTTTAATTCTTTCAAGATAATCAACAACTGGTTCAAAGCCGTACACATCTTCAATTAAGTGTCTGTGAATAGCAGGATTAAACTCTGTTGGTTTATTAAAGACATTAGTCCAGTCTACAGGACGATTATCATTAATAACAGATTGATACATATTAGCGATAGCAACGTCACTATAAGTATAATGACCACCAAGCGCTTGATAAGTTATAGTAACATCAGAAGGAATGTTTGGATTGATGATAAGAATAACAGAACAAATTTCTTTACCATAAAGAAGGGTTGCTTCTTGATGTAGTTCAACAATTTGATAATCTGTACCACGTGATAAGTTAGCGGCACCGTTCTTAATAACTAAACTTTCACCGAAGAATGGTCCTAGGTTAGGAGCAATACTTCTAACTGGACGATTAGATAAATTATGAGGTTCGTCCGGAATTCGATTGTTAACATTTAAACCTGTAGGGTCTAGTTCTAAAACAACTTGATTAAACGGCATTTAAGTTTCCTCTATCAATTCTAACATGAATAGGTGTAGACCCTGTGATTTTACACACAGCCTCAATTAAGTTGTCTGGAGTTCTCCAGGCTTCATCGTATTTCTCAGCATCAAGAAGTTTTACAGCTTCATAATAAAGAGCATCAAGTTCAGAACAATAAATTTGTTTATTATTTTTACCATCTGAAAAAAGCAAACCTCTAAATAAATCTAAAATGCTATATTCAACACCAACTTCTGTTAATAGAAAATCAACATTGGCATTTGATTCTTCAATATTTGTACGAATAAGATAAAAATCTTCCATCTTAGACAGTGGGTAAATTCTAACTTGTGGAGGACGAGCCTCGATAACAAAGTTACGACCACCAATAACAAACACAATACCTACATGCACAGATTTAGGTTTGAGAATTTTTTGATAAATCTTCAACACCAAGGTGAAAAAAGAATTAACTTTTCCTGCTTTCCAAGAGACAAGATCTCCTGTTTTTAAAGTGTCTCTGATTTCTGAATATCGGATCGACATTTTAGTATCCTTTTAAGGTTAATCAAAGAATTTTGTTCAAATCACACAATAAAGGAAAGAAAA